CCCATTCTAACAGTTTTGGAACAGTGGTCTAGTAACTCAGCCACATTACATGGTGTGTCACCGTCATTGCCCAAAATAACAGAAGCTGGCAGGTCTGTTAGATAACCAATTATGCCAGAAGCCGCATCGCTACGACCAACATAAGAGGCGGTTAAACATGCACTGATAGTTCTGAATTCGCTAACTGAGGAGGACTGCACGAAATTGAGGGCGGCAGGACCTAGTCTAAACCCGGACGTGCTCACTACCGTTCCTAAAGGATCAGCAGTAGTGTTAACAGGCCGGGTAGTAGCAGCGGAAGTGGAGAAAATCAAACCATTGATGGCACAAGGTGAATTTCCTCCATCCGCGTACGTTGGATCCCAGACCACGTAACCGAAAGTCCCGGTGGCACTAGTAGCGTAGTTAGAAGTGAATCTACTTAAAATACCCTCATGAGTGGAATAAAATCCAGGTTTGAGAGTAGCATGACAGGGGTCAGCTAACATCATCATATGATCCCTAGTCAAATTGTTGTAGGCTTGATTACTCTCTTTCTTGGTAGAAGATTTCTTCTTGGAGGCCTTTGCCTTAGGCCTAGTGTTATTCCTGCTTTTACGATTCATTAGAAGTAAACTTAATAAGTTTATATCACCCGTATCTCTATGTTTACCCAAATACCAAACGCTTTGGTTATGTATAGAGTGTAATATAGCAGCAAGTAACGGATGACACCAACATCCGATGTAGTATAAAATTATATGCGCTATCAAATTGAAAATTGAAGATCCGTTGTGAATCTCAAACAATCCTATGAAAATGGCACACCATAAGCCTAGTATATTTTTCAAATATTCTTCAGCCAGAGGGGCCAAATAAACCGTGTAATTTTCAAAGTTTAGCAAACTGTGTTTCGCCTGTGAAATGTAAACTTCTCCATCAGGGATGTTATAGTCATCGTTACCGCAAACTCCCCAATCTTTGTCTATCATCGCTTCAAACAAAGGATGTTGAGACAAATCAATGGGTATGGGTGCTGTGGCTAGATAATTCTCACACCAATCAATATCATCCTCATTAGTCTCGTACATTTCGATGAACCATTGCACAGTTGATAGTGATTGATGGTGGAAATCAACATTGTATTCATTATACTCTTGTCTAACGATATCCACTTGCATGTCCATTTCTGGGCGCAACAAGAGACCTCTCAAAACAGGTACATGATGTAAGTTGGTAGCTAAGCCTTTGACTATTCCAACAAATTGCTGCAAAATTTCATCACTAGTGTAGTTAGTGTTTTTGCACCAAAAAGTTTTGGCTAGTAGTTTGCCTGGTTTTGGTGTTAGCACAAACCCATCTAATGTTGGTAGTAGATAAGAAGAACAAAATTCCATAGTATTTATATCTTTAACGAAACATTTACTATTAAATCCCAATCGTTTGAACTGCTCTGTTTTCATGACCAAATCCACCATGTGAGTGATAAACAGCACTGAATCATCTCCTTTAACTATACAGGCTATAAACACTTCTCTAAATACATGATGCATTAAAATTATG